GTAATTAACTTGCCGAGAGTAATATGAGGCATTTGTGGATTACTGTAAAAAGTATCAAAAGAATCATGAGGCGGTTTACTTCCATCTCGCCAAAAAGCAGACGTTTGAACATCTTCAAACCTGGAAGCATATGTAAAAGGATCTGGGGTGCTATCTAAACTTGCCCACTTTGATTCAAAAACATCACCTGGCGACGCAAAAAATCCAGTAACTTTATCACTTATGACTGGATCTATGGTTTCTCCGTTTGTATCTTGAGAGCCTTCATTAAGCAAAGTTTTTAAATCTTTATAAAATTTTTCTATGTCTTCGGTAATATCAGAAGCGTCTATTTGATCTACCATCGCTTTGATTTTTTTTAAGTTTTCAAAAGGTGTTAATCTACTAAGCGAAGACAAATTTTGTTGCCGCTGTCTTACTTTTGTTAATAAATCTCTTCTTTTTCTAATATTTTTTTCTCCGCTAGGTCCTTCCATTACACCGATAGCAGTGTTTATAACACCCTTAAAAACACCAATATTTTGATAATATCCGCTATACGCTGATACAAGTGGCATAATGTGACTTGCACCTTTCGTTACCAATTCAAGTGTAATATCCACAGTATTATCTTTTCCAAAACTGTAACTGGAACCTATTAGTGAGTAGTTATTAATGCTCCTAAGGTTGTTGATGTACTTACCTATAGTATTGTCAGAAGTTAACTTGCTATCTGGGTGTGACCATCCAAACTCTATAGAAAAATACGTAAGTGCAAATTCGTTAACTGCTATTAGAGGAGATATATCAGCCATTCTAGATTTGTCATGTAGTTTAATTTTTAAAGAAGCACGCTTGCTAGACATAAAGCCTTCTTTGCCACCACCTGATTCTGTTACATCAAATGATATTAAAGAAAGTAAAGGTTGAAAAGGATCTAGTACATTTTTAGAAGTAGGTCTTTCATCTTCGTCTTCTCCTGAAAATGCTGTAATATTAGAAAAAGAGTTGTTACTTGAATTAATATCAGCATTGACCATTGTTTGTGGTGAAGTAAAAAGATTCATATAAGAAAAACTATCTAGTCCAATTTCACTTACATCCGTTAAGTTACTATTTAAAGGAGTTGTATTGTCAAAAGTATCATTTGCTGCAAACCTAAAAAGTCTCGTGTACGACATTTTTGGATTTGCAGCAATGTCTAGACCTGCAGCCAGATTTCTCGGGTGAATGCATTTTACATCTAAGTAGGGTGTACACCTTGACATCTCAATATCGCTAATTGCATTTAGAAAAATAGGCAAATGTCTTGCTTGTCTGTTTGTAGGACTGTATTGAGACTTTCTAATAACATGGGCAGAAAGTGTAGGTTTTTCAAATCGATGAACTTCGCTAGGTCTTGTAGCTTGATTTATAAAATCTTCAGGTAGTGCAGTTAGCTTAGGATCGATCTTTTTAAAGTTGGTATTAACTACGTCATAAATTGAGATCAGAGAATCTTCTGGTCCCAGGGTACCAGACTCTCTTAAAGATTCATTTTCAAAAGTCTGATTGTGATTAATGTCTCCTGTCCCATCAGAATAACAGCTTAAGATTAAATCCCGCTTGTCTGTCACCGCTATATTTTGTAATACTTTTTCCATTCCAAGAAAAGAATGAGCACCAACAGTCCTATCTAAAATGCTTGTTAAAAACTTTTTTGATTCTTCATCTTCTTGATCAGGAAATTTTTGCGTTTGCTCTAAGTCGTACCTTCTAAAAAGACCGCTATCTAGGCCGGTAACAAACTTGCTGTATTGATCAATTGCATCAAGAAATATTTCAAAAGCAATATTATAGTTTCTAAGGTCGGAACTGTTACTCATATTAGTAATCCTATTACTTTATCTAAAGAATTTGGAACCTTTACAAGTGTCCCAGGAGGAACTTGAAGACCCCATCCAATTCCACTTGCAGCTGCAATAACCCACCAATACCCACCGTCGCCATATTGTTCTCCTGCTATTTGGTCTAGTCTTCTACCTTCGTCCATTACAATATTGTTTGTAGAAATTATGCCTCTAGAAACAGCATTAAATATTACAAAACTAGCGCTGCTAATTGAGATTCCACCTGGAATTCTTTTAACAAAATTATATCTAGATATACCCATTATTTCTTACCTTTTTCTGTGCCTTGAGTTCTATACTGTTCGCCATCAAGAAAAACTCCTCGATTGCCTGCTTTTCTAAAGTTAAGCTCTGATTCTGATATCACTTCTTCATAAGGGTCACCTGATATGCTTCTCATTATTTCACCAACATTATAGAGTGGTGCTCTGTTGTAACCAGTGTGATCAAGACCGGGTGGCAAGTCATGTATGACATCAAACTGAAAGCTTATGTTGCATCCAATTGGTGCACGAGCATTAAAATCAGTTTCCCAAGGAATGTTGTCCTCAAGCCAGTTAAAGTTAATACCTTTCATAACACCAGCCAGCCCTCGCCCTCGAGTAGACTTAAATGCACGAACAAAAGGGTTAACTTCTGGTCTCATAAATACAGACTCTGGATTTTCTATTAGAAACGACAAGAAACTTGTTGCAAAATTAACTGTGCCTGTCAGCGCTCCACCTGCTTGACCGCCACCAAATGCGCTACGGGCTGCGAGATTTAAAGCTCCTGCGGCGTCTAAAGAGCCTGCTGCAAAAAGTATTCCTGCTAAAGAAGTGCTAAATGTTCTAGTCGGGCTATTAAATATATCTTCATGTCGAATTAAGATTTTCTTTTTAAATAACTCACCTGCGGTCTTATCTTTTACTTCTGCTTTAAAGTAAAACTTGTCATCTGTACCTTTTACTGTTTCTAAAACATCTATTATTACTCGCTTTGTTGTAAAGTAAGTTTTTCCATCGTCTTCACAAAAGTATCCATCTATAAAGTTTGGATTTAAATATTTAAATGCTATAGGTAAATTTTTATCTTCACCAGAAACATTAGGATCTTTCATATTATCTATTATCTGTGCTGTTATTAAAGGATTTGCAAAACCGTTTACAAGAATCTCAGAAAGTGCAGAGGCAGCAGCATCAGTTGCTCCAAGTGCAGCAACTCTGCCCATAACAGACTCTATTTCCTGTGCGTCAGTTGAAAGCATCTGAAGTAGACCCTGTGGTGAGCCAAACACGCCTACAAGAATTGTTATTGCTGCTTCTCTTGCCACCTTAACTATGTCATTAAAAAAAGCGCCATGACCTTTAGTCGGATCACTCAGTGCTCCAGAAGTTGTTTCATTTATAACAGCATTTACGCCAGTGTCACCTATTCCAAACGTTCTTGCTAGTCCAAATTTTGAATAGTTTGATTTAATTACATCTCCGACACGAAGCCGTATTAGGGGTGATGCACCAATAACTTGGCTCATAGGTTGATAAAAGCTAGGC